ACCAGATCTAGAAAAGGCTATTGAAATTATTAATAAAGCAGGATATAAAGTTGATACAGAAGATAGAAATAACGGTACAGGAATTAATGATGTGGAAAGAGAAATACCTGCAAAGAAACTTCCAATAAAAGGATCACTATCACAAGAACTTCCAACTCAAATTCAACAAGCAGATCTAAACGAATCACAAACATTTGAACAAAAGGTACAAGCATTGATGGCAGAAGGTAAATCAAGAGAATCAGCAGAGAAGATTGTTGGTTCATTCGTACATAAGGTCGAAGCAAGTTCAGGTTCAGGTGGTGCAGGTATAGGAGATTCAAATAATAGTAACGGTGGAACCTTAACAACACAAACTGGTGGTGCAAATAACCCAATACATAATAGTAAATGTCAATGTGATAAATGTAGAAGTAAGGGATTAGATATTAGTAATACTGGTTCAGGTGGAACAACTGAAGGAGCATTTAATCAAAATCCACCTAATGCACAAAGATTGAATAATAAATCAGATGATGTCAATAAAGACTCACTTATAAAAATAGAAGATGAAAAAGATGAGAATACAAAAGTAGAAGTTTTAGATGAATGGAAACATGAGAAACACCCAGATGCAAAAGAGAAGGCAGATGATGAAGAAATAGTAGAGGCACCAGAGGTTGAAGAAGAAGAAAGACCTGAATGGGCATGGTTAATGAATCATAAATCAAAGGCAACTAGAGAAGTAAACAAAGTACATGCTTTAATGAAATTAAATAATATTAGAAAAATTAAAAGAAATCCAACTGCTCCAAAATCCACACAAAATAGTATGGCAAATGATGTAAACAATTATAATAATTGGTCAAAGTTGCAAGCAGGAGTACAAGGACATCGAGATATTGATTCACAAGAATATTCTAGAAGACTACAAATAAATGCAACAAGAGCAGGAAGAGGAATGACAGATAAATATCCAATGCCTCCACGAACTGGTTTAAAACAAACTAAAAGAACTGTAGGTGCTTCTCGTACATCACTAGGAGGAGGATCAGGAAAAGGTGATGGAGCCTTGGGAAAATCAATAGGAGATGGTAAACAAGCAAAACCAAGATCACGAAATCCAAGTAGAGATGATGCTAAAAAACCACATGATAAACATGGTAAAGATGATGATCATGAAAAACCACCAACTCCAAAGATACGTTACAGTAGAGGTGGTGGAGATAATACTCCAAGACAAATTAGACAATCATTAGATGAACTCAGAAAACTAAGTACTTTTAAAGCCCCACCAGAAAAACATAGGAAAAGAGTAACAGTTGAGGATATAATATCACATGGAAAAAAAGAAAGAGAGGAAGCAGAAAAAAGAGTCAGAGAACTAAAGATTGGTGCATTAGAAAAAGTTATGACATATCAAAACACACGAGGTAATGTGGAAATGAAATATCCAACAGAAGGTGAAGAAGTATGGGATTCAAAACAACAAAAACGTGTTAAAGAAACCAAGACACCAAAAAGAACAATGGCATTAGAAAAAGCATTAGCTGAACTTAAAAAACTACAAATTTCAGGTGGTTTAGGCTCAAGAGGTCTAGGATCAGAACATGGATATACTCAAGGTCAACAAGAGAGTACTCAAGTTACATTAGTACAACCAAGACCTGAAGATGACAGGGTACAATCAAAAAGAACTACAAAAGAACCTAAAAAACAACAGTTATAAATCTTCCCACAATCTTTATAAACTGCTTATATGTTAATTTATTATACATGACTTTAGAAGAACTTAGAAAAGAAGATCATGAAGACGAGAAAGACGAAGAAGAAGATGAAAAGCATGAATCAAAAGAGAAATCCTTTGATGAAGCTTTAATTGAAACTTTGTCTACTCTAACTGAGCACGTAAAAGCTCTGTCAGATTCTCAAGCAAATCTCGAAGCACGAGTTGAAAAAGCTCTCTTTGAAGAACCAAAAACACAGTTAAATATCAAACCAAAAGAATCAGATAATGAGGACATTGGTGCTGAAGTAACTGTACCAGATACATTACAATCCAATTCTGTGCAAGCAGGATTAGATGACGATAAATCTGGTCAAGATAAACCTGAAGGTGATAAAGCAGGATTGGCTATGCAACAAAAAGCTAATTTCGACTTTACCACAGAAACACCAAGACCAAGTGCATCTGTTGAAAACATAAACAAATCTGCTAACGTAGAATTGAATATGGTTTTGAAAGACGCAAGAGCTCAAGGTTATGAAGGTCTATCCCATGTTGCAAAAAGAATCTTAGCAGGCGATTACGGAAGCCCAGATACGACACACGATAACGGAGGGTATTATTAAAATGCCTAAAATCCAAACTATCGACGAACTAGAAGCACTCTATTATGGATATAATAGAAACCTCATCAGAAAAGCTGACGCTCCTATCACAACATCAACTGCAGGTACATTCAATGCAGTCTTTGGTGCTTATGCATGGGCTCAACTTAACTTAGAGGCAAACGCCTTCGGTATTCTACCAAAAGTCCCTTGGGACAAATCTGGTTGGAGGGTTATTACTGACAAAGCTGTCCTTAATACAACAAACTCTAATACAGTATTAGGTGGAACAGCAGAAGGTGGACTAATTGCTCAAACAACCAAACCTCAACTTAAAGAGATTGATGTAAAGCCAAAAACCGTTCAGTTGCCATTCAGTGCATCTGAAGTTATGGAATGGCTTGCAACACACTCTAAAGATGATATTTGGGGAGGCTTAGGTAGTCTTAGACTATTTATGGCTGTACAGCATAAAGAGTTCCTTAACAGAATGCTTTTAGCAGATGTCGAAGTAGGTGCAGCAGGTGGTGGAGTCTATGCAGGCACACTTGACTTTGAATCACTAGACAGAATTATTTCTTCAAACGCTGAAGAAGCAGCTGTAGGTGGAGTAGGTTCAAAACACTACAATCCTTGGACTGTAAGTGCTGATATCAATAGAGATACCAACGCTATGTCAGAATTTGATTGTACTGTAGAATCAGCAAGTGGTACTTTAGGTACAGATGGTGTACTTACCGATGACACATTACGAACTTTCCTTAGAAAGATCCGTATTGCTGCAGGTAAAGATCCAAACGTATTCCTAGGTAGTCACGAAGTTTATTCCGAAATCCAAGGCTTGTATATGCCTTCTGTAAGAGTTGCAAACCCTTACGGTGAGAGCTTAGTACAAATCGACGTAAACGGAATCCAAACTTTCAAAGGCACTGGAGTAGGTATTCACGTAGATTCTATCTATGGAGTCCCATTCATTCCAACAAAAGATGCACCGTCATACGGTAACACAGAAATTGGAAGACTATTTGCATTAGATACATCTGATGCAGAAGGTTATGGTTATCCAAGAATCGGAATCCAAGTAGCAATTCCTACCGAATATTACGAAGCAACCCGAAGAACTCCTGCATATCCATTTGTCAACAATGCATTTGTTGAGAAAGGTGTATACAGAACTATGGGTGAAACTGTATGTCGTCACTTCAAATCTCAAGGTAAGATCAGAGATATTAAACTCTAGTCAAACCAAAATCAAATTTTTTATTTTTTTAGATATATATCAAGTAACCCCCTAAACTAAGAATATATTTATAGTATTATTTTAATATTTAAGTATGAAATATATTGCTGTAATTCTTGTATTTATGGTTTTGTTCATGAATATACCTATATATGCTGAAAATGGGGAACAACATAGTAAATATGATACATTGAAATTAAAACATATTACTAATCCTAATGTTTGTTTGTTCGAGGTAAATCCTGAGTTGTATGATGATTGGGAGGGGTTGAGAAATATAACAATATCTGCAATAGAAGAATGGATAGTAAAATTAGAATATGCTTATCCTAATGGAGATTGGAATGTTCCTATAGAAACAATATCTTGGGAAGATCATAAAACTGCAAATTCATTAGATTATACTCAATGTAATATTATGATAAATTATGAAAAATCATCAAACAGTAAAACATTAGGAAATACAGGTTTAAATTTTAGTAATTCTTGGCATAAATTTATGTTCATTAATATATTTTTAGAAAGTCAAAAAAACATAACTAAGATTGTTATAGGCGATAATATATCTAATTCTACAATTAACATGATGCAAAAAAATTATTCTTTATCAGAAAATACAATAAAAAATATTGTAATGCATGAATTTGGACATGGTTTAGGTTTAGCACATTTTAATACAAATAGGTCAATGATAGATTATACACAATCTGTAATGACACCATCAATAAAACCATTTG